GTCATACCTGTACTGCCGGAATCTCCTGCGACCGTGGTGTCTGCTACTACAAAGTCTAAAGTTCCATCACTATCTTCGTAGGTTACTGCAATACCAGTTTCGGTATTGCCTGTGACCATACCTCCAACAAAATCTTCTATTGTTTCCTCTGTATTAACCTTGGAATCTACATAGGCTTTAATACTTTGCTGTGTAGAAAGGTGACTAGCACTATCGCTAGACATATCGTCTTCATCTTTAATCGCTAACTTTGTATCTATTGTATCAAAGTTAGTATTTAAGGTAGTCCCCCACTCCCCTTCCTGTTCCCCAGGAGTAGGTTTCTCTAAATTAATATTAGGTGTATAGGTACTAGCCATAATAATGATTATTCAAGCCCGCTTAATTCGCCTTTAAGACCACGACGCACTGCTCTTCCTCCTATTGAAACTACTTTTCCATCTGGTGACCTAGCGATATCCATATTAGGAGGCGCTGCTTGCCCCTGTTGCTGTTGTTTAAGCACTTCTTCCAATTTATTATCCATCGCATTCATTCGTAAATTAGCCGGATTCATCCCGAACATCTGTTGTCTGTTAGATAGATGTTCTATACTAGCCATTAAATTTGTATTTATTTGCTCAACAGCTTCCGCTGTTATATCAGCATAAGAAGCTTTAAGCGCATCTACCAAAGCTAGATATTCTGTAGGTTGTGTTCCTTCACTGGACGTAGTAGCTGGTTTACCTGTTAATAGATCTGCTGCTCTGGCCTGTTTCAATGCAGAATCAGATTCAGCTTTCATACGCTCTGTCTCGGCCTTAGAGACATTAACCATTGCTTCGCTTTGGTTCCAAATAGCTTCACCACGATCTCTTTCAGCTTCCGCCTCCATTTCCTTATCTCTCCTGACACTATCAACCATAGTTTTCTGAACAGTAAACTGATGCTGCTCTTCTTTAAGTCGTTGTCCAGCCATCTTGACTTGCTGATCGAAATCAGGCTGTGGAGGTTGCGGATTAAGAGAGTTTTGTAGAAAAGTATCTATCATCAACATAAGTTTTTCTTTATCTTCTATATTGTAATTCTTAATTACTCCTTTAAGAACTATCCAATAAGCGGGAGAACCAGGAGGAGTTGTTTGAAGAAGTTGGGTGAGTTGTGCTACTTCAAACTCGCGAGCCTGTGCTCCCAATGCCCCGTGAACCTTGAATCTGTAGTCCGCTACGGGATATCTCTCCGTATCAAACTGCATATACCGCCAAGCAATCTTGTGGATTAATGGCGAAAGGAACTCATATTCCATGTTTCGGAGAGTTCTCTTGGCTCTTTTGAGCAACGCGCCCATCATCATGGACATCCCACCTGCTGTCTCATTTCGCGGATTAACTCCTAATGGAGCAGCGGTGTCTAATGATCCTGTTGCCATAGTAACCATTCTCTCAAATTCAGCGGTTTGTCTGTAGCTTTGGGCATCAGGGCCGGGGAATTTAAAGGGAGCAATTGCCTCATTAACAGGACCAGAAACTATAATATTTCTTCCAGGCCGCACAGTAAAATCACTATTACGCGGGGCCATCATTCCATTAACTAACATTACTGGGTAGGTTGCAAGCGCCAAAGCGTCTATCCTGGCTCTAAGCTCTGCATCAAGTGCTTTTTGTGGGTTATATCCCTTCTCTGCGATACCTCTACCCCAGAATCTATTGGGAACCGTATCCCACTGGAAAGCAACAAATGACCTATCCTGCATTATAAAAGGATTACGAACAATCTTTAATAGCGTGCCTCTGTTAGCTATCCAAACTATACATTCCACCATATCAGCGGCATCGTCATAATCTATTTCACTATTTAATTCCGCGAATTCTGCCAAAGGATCTGTAACACTATCCTTTTCTGCCTCTTTGAATAAACCTTTTGGAACTAACCCGTGATATTCCATTATCTCTACATGCTCAACCTGCTCGTAATTCTTTTCTGTAATATCTAAAGTTGCGTGCTGCTCATCTATAGTGTGGTAAAGTCCTATAGGAGTTTTATTCCAGATGCCACGCTCCTGCTTCTGCAATACTTCATGCCTTGGGATAGTGTACATGTGGGCTACTCCCAAAGCACTTGCTATATCCTTTGCAGCCACATCTATAACAAATTCATTCGGGTCAACCGGAACTAAGCTAACGTGTAAATCTTCTTCAAAAGCTATATCTGAAGTAGTACCCATAGATCCCGTCAAAGGAATACGTCTTGGTTTTTTCTCTACAGTAATCTTACCTATACCTGTGCCGTAAAGACCAGCATTAAGTAATATTTCAGATATCGCCTTATTAACTCTACGAGTTTCAAAGTCTTCCAATAATTGATCAGTAATCTGTCCTAGTCTAGTATCTATATTCTGCGCTATTTCCTGTAGTTGTTCCGGGGATATCTGCTCTTGATTCTCTTGGATAATCTGCTCAAAGATTCTTTCTCGCACATCATCTTCCAGATCAAACCACCGTTTTCTGTGGAAAATAGTTTCCTCCATCTCTGAGACACCTGCCTCAATAGACTGCTGTAGGGCAGGAGCAATAATCTTAGAGCGTTCGTGGGACCGGATTTTATCCATCTCGCCCCCGTGTTGCCCCCTCCAAATCCTGTAATACTCCTTCCACCTGTCTTGGTGTTGGGCATTACGAGATCGCTCCCAATTCTCAATCTTGTAAACCACCCAGCCTGTTACTTCGTTATCGTAGACTTTCTTCTCCTTGGCAGGAGAATTTACTACTGGGTCTACAAGTTTTGCTACAGCCATACTTTAATATCCTTTTTACATACCACTTGTTTGATCTAGTGGCTCCCATTCAGAAGTTCCTAAACGTTGATCCATATCGTAAGGTGTCACACCTATTTGATCTATATAAGCCAAACTATCCATCATATCATCATGTGCCAAAGGATTAGGAAAATCTAACAGTTGGTTTAAAAGTTTATTCGTATAGTCTCCAGGTTGAAATGTGAGTCGTCTTTGCTCCATTCTTCCCTGCAATGCCCACACTATACGGTCATATTTCTTCTGATTCCCGTGCGACAACGCTGTGATATACGGATATGTGTTCAATCGCCTCATATTATCTTGGAGATAAGGCATTAAAGCGTTTTTTAAAGCTCCGCTCTCTATACCCACCGCTCTAGGCTTGTATTTCTGCGCTGCACGCAGTATTCTCACAGCCGTTTCTCTTACATTCCACCTACCAGTGATTATTTCGTGGCAATGCCACCCGTCAGTTGAAATTTCCACCACAGAGATAGCAGTTTCGTCCAATCTCTTAGTTTTACCTTGTGCTATCCCCTTAACATCTTCATATCCCGCTGGATCTACAGCTATATAAAGATCTCCGCCGTGCAAACCCTTGTCTTCCACCGTGAACATGTCAGAATTAAAGACTGTGCCCCCAAATGAAGAGAAACTAGCCTCAAATTCCTGTTTTACGAACTCCAAAGGCATATCTTTGGTAGCTAACACCACTTCTTTAGGGTCCAAAAACGGATTATCCAGTGATTTGAATGTCCAAGCACCCCAATCATCTGTCTCTTCCGCCGTGTCAGCACTCAAAAACAAATCGTAAAAGTGGTTTTTACCGTTTGGAGTCCCTATGAACAGTCCTCCTCCTCTTGCATCGGCTAAAGTTGGCCGAATTATAGCCGTCCAAACCTCTTCCTTCATAAATGCGTACTCGTCAAGAACGACATACGACAACCCAACGCCTCGAAGTGTCTCCGGTCGATCAGATCCTTTAAGATAAATCTGCCTTCCGTTTGTAAGGGTGAGTATACACTCATTCTCCCTTACCTTTTTCGTTATAGGCGCAGCCATTTGCTTTAAAGGCTGCCACATAATATCCTTGGCTTGGTTAAATGTTGGAGCTATGTAATAACAAGCTTTATCCGCCAGTTCATAACCATACTCATTCCGCATCTCCAAAGCTTTTACTATTAATTTTACCCTGGCAAGATAAGATTTACCAAATCTTCGTCCAGCCCCTACAACCTTAAAACGCTTCTTGGAATTAAAAATCCTTTGCTGTGCAGGATGTAGTGTAAAATTAAGTTCTGTGGTCACAGACTACTTCTTCTTCTTCTTCTTCTTATCTTTCTTTTTCTTCCTTTTAGGTCTACCTACTTTTGTACCGTAAGTTCCTTTTCCTCTTGGCATACTATTTACCGCCGTTTGAAACACCCTTTGGCGGGATATTTGATGCTGGAGCTATAGAGGCTGCCATGTGCATCTCTGCGCCA